TTTTTATAAGCTGCAATTGGATTACCAGGTACTTTACAATACTCTGGCATACATTGAGGTATTTCTGTTGTTCTCATATCTTTAGAAATATGTTTAGGTATAAAATTTAAATATGGCATTCTATCTTCTACTGAATGTCGTTTACCATATCTATGTGTATATTCTTTGAGTAGATTTACTAATAAATGAAGTAACCAAGAATAGTTACCTTTTGTTTCTCTACACCAAATTCCAGATGGATGCTTCACATGACTAGCCAACATTAAATTTTTATCAAATTCTAAATTAGGGTGTCGCCATCTTTTAGCTTTTCTACCTGTTTTAGTTTTACCAATATACTCTGTACCATCTAAAACTCTATGTGCAGTGGACAAGAGTTGTGCATACTCAACACACATTTTTACTGCGTGTTTATCACAATGTTCTTGTGCTGTAATTTCAGGAGACTTATTTAAATAAAATACATTCATCTGTAAAATATATGCCTTCCTACTTTTGTTGTTACTTCTTTTTTATTTGCCCATTTAGGGTGTACATAATCTGCATGATACCATAAGGCACCGTCAGTAATATCAATCATTCTTTTGTATTTACCTGCAACAAATTCTTCTGCAAGAATATACAATTCATTATAAGTCTTTTCATCTTTTGGTTCATCTGAATAGCCATCACAGAACCAACTAAATTGACATTTGTTTTTTATAGGTTTTTTAATACCTTTTTCTTTTAACCACCACTGTGATATTTTTGCTTGTTCAATTACACCGCAGACAGTATTTGGATATTGTTCGCTTGTAACTCTATTTAAAACAACCTGTGTTGTTGCAACAAGCCCTGCAATACCTTCACTTCTTGCTTCAAAATACATATTCTTAGCAAGACAAGTAACTTGATTATGGTCAATATAATTTATTGTTGGAGTGATGTCTGGAAATGAAACATCAAGTTTACTAACTTGATAACCTTCTGTCCAATCAGTTGGTGCATTTTTATTGAAAAATGAAACACCAATAGTAAAAATTGCTGTTCCTAATACGACATATTTTAACATAGTACCTCTCCTAGTTAAAAAAGAAGAAATGCTAGAATAATCAAATTGATGTTCTAGCACTTCTTTATGCACATTCTTATTCTTCGCCATTTCTAAAGTTTTCAAACATTGCTAATAATAAGAACATGATTCCTACGGCAGATAAGACGGAAAGAGTAGTGAGAGAGGTATCACCGTCAACAGCACCTGCCGCCAGGAAACTGGTCGTAAATCCAATTAATAAATAAATCCAAAATAACATAATATAACTCTCTTTCTTTTTAATTACTCATTATACTAATAGTACCACACTATCTTGTATATGTCAACCCCTATTTTGATTTATATTTTGGGTGTTTTGTATTAAGATAGTCTTCGTCCCAATTAAATGATTCTTGTACTACTTGTTTTGATAAACCTTTGTATTTTTGATGAAGTATTTTGTCTTTAGCAAGTATTATTACTTCAGCTTCATGTTCTTGTAATCCTTCTAATAATTGAACAAACATCTGTTCACATTTCATCTGATTAAGTCTATCATTTCCGCCTTTAATATAGTGAAATAATTTTTTGGCTTCCATCTCTAATCTAGTATGTTGAGTACCTTCAGGTGCATCATTTTTTTTAAATGGTACATCACCCTTTGGTAATCTCCAAACAATCTTTGGGTCAAATGATGATTTTAAAACCATTCTTAAACCCTCACTATCATATTTTTTTAATACTTGTATTTTTTTTGGTTTGTCTTTAGCATTATTCACCATTGTCAAAATCTCATGAATTAGAGGTCTAACAACATTCACTGCATTTACATTTTCAGAATCAGTATAAGCCATTTAAAAGTCTCCTAGTTTTTCAGTTAGTTCGCGTAACTTGTATTTCATAAAATATTGTAATATTTTACTTCTGTCAGTTATTTCATAATCTTTCCAAGTAATATATATTCGTTCAAATATATCACTTGGTAAACATTCCAAATCTATTAAAGTTTTATTTCTTTGATAGTTTCTTTTGAGTTCATCATTCCACTCTGGAATAGGCCACTCATTTTTGGAAATCCATTCTTCTATTTTCTTTTTACTTAATGGCTTTTGTCTAATGCCTTCAACAAATGTGTTATCACTAGATAAAATATTTGGTATACCATCGCCTCTATCACCTTTAAATATATGTTCAATACGATATTGATTTGGGTCAACACCATTTACATATTTTTTTAATGTGGGTGAATATTGTTTTACAAATGAATGTTTTTGTAATTGTATAAAATCTTTATCTCCTGACATGATTAAAACATTTTCAAATAATTTAGGGGTTTCTGATATTACTTTTACAATCGTTGCTATAATATCATCAGCTTCTGCACCAGTTACTTGTAAAACTTTGTAAGGGAAATATTCTTTGACTTCATCACGAATTTTGTTTAGTGTTTCAAATAATTCATTCCAATCTAACTTAGATGCAGTTCTATCTTTTTTGCGATTTGCTTTGTAATTAGGAAAGTATTCTTTTCTCCAGTAATGCTTATCATCATAGCAAAGAACCAATTCACCATAATCATTACCAAATTTTGATTTATATGAACGCAATGAATTAAGGACCATATGTCTAACCATATTTTCGTTCAATTCATTATTACTCAAATGTATCATCAAATTACTAATTGTAACTTGATTCATATCAACTAAAATCATTTATCTTTTTTTATATCTTTTACTTTTTTTAAAAATTCTGGTATTAATTCCATGTTAAAAGTAGTACTTACTTTTTTTGTCTTCTCATCAGTTTCAGAAGTCATGAACTCGTCCATTAAATCTTGCATATCATGTTCTATGTTTAAATCCCTATAAAGACTAGATTTAATAGATTCTATGATAAATGCTAAATCTGAAATAAATGGTTTAGAGGTAACCTTAACACCATTTTCACTCATCATATGCACAACTTGTACAATTAATCCTTCTGTAAGATTATCTGCAAATGCCATATCTTCATTTAATTCCATAACATCATAATCAGGTATTTTAACTTCTCTTTTACCTTTATACTTCTTAGGGAATATAATTATGTTTTTATTTTTTTCCATACTCATATTTATATCCATGAATTTACTATTCCTGTTAAACCAATTAAACAAGCCATTATATTTAATATCATTAATGAGGTCTCTTTCCATAAGAAAGCGACCATAATCCATAAAAAAGTTCCTATAACCATAAAATATAAGTTAAGAGGATATATATTAAATGAGGTCAACATTAATTCTAATATTAATATAACACAAGCTGTCCATTTTAGACCATTGACTCTTTTATTTTTTCTGATTTTCTGATACATCTTCTTGTACTCGCTGCTTTCTCTTTTCTTTTCTTTTCACTTCTTGTTTCAAAAAACTCTCTACTTCTTAATTCATTGAAAAAGTTTTCTTTTTGTAATTTCTTTTTAAGTTTTCTTAATGCTTTATCAATGTTATTGTTTTGAACAACAACTGCAGAACCCTTAGTTTTTTGTTCTTGAAACTTATTTCTATTTTTTTTAAAACCAAAGTCATTATTTCTTTTAAAACCATTATGTTTCATCTTATATATAATCCTTTCCTAAAATATCATTATTAAAATTATCGTAGCCTGTTAAGAAACTATTAATATCTTCTATTGAAAGTTTTTTTAAAGATTCACCAGAAGCATTCTCTAAAAATAGTTTAATATCTAATGGAATATCTCTGTGTTCGTTAAAGCACCAAATCATTATTTACCTCATTGATTTAATTATTATTATTATTACTCTTACAGTATATCACAACTATAAGCTTTGTCAACAGCAGTCTAGATGGTATCTTCTAGACTTTCCCATTCTGCAAGTGAATCTAAACAGTAAAAATCACAAATATTTTTAAACTCTGTTGAATAGTCTCCGTCTGGATATTGACCAGCCATCATTGCATTATGTTTATTAAATAAATCTTTCATTGTTTCTCTATATGTCATTATATAACTCCTTTAAATTAAACTTACTTGTAAGAATATCTCTTACTCTTTCTCTATCAAGACTATCACCACAAAATTTTTGATGGTGATTATATACACTTAAACTTGAAATATAGTCAATAGTTGCAGTAGTGATATTATCTCTAGTGGCACCCATGTCATAGATACCATCTTCACCATAAAAACTATAAACATAATCTACAAATTCATTCATTAGTTTTAACATTTGGGTGGATTCCACAACAACTGTTGTAATATTTTTCATAATTTCTCTCTTTCTTTTCTGATTATGTCTTTATTATACTATGCATTAATAGCATTGTCAAGGGTGTTTTGCAAATAAATTATTTTTTATTGTGAAGGTCAAAGAGTGCTTTAACTTTTTCTTGAAGGACTTCTATTGAGGTGTGCATTTTCGCTAATACGATAACTAAACCAACAAACCCCAAAGCTATAGGCCATAATGTATTAATAATGTCTAATATGTCTATTGATTCCATAGTTTTTCCTCTCTATAATATTTATAGATGGTCAACTATTTGACATATGCTATTATTTGACAGTCAATCTTTTAACAGTTCGTCTATTGTATATTCTTTTGGTAAACTATTATGAAGTTTTACAAATGCTTCTGCATCTAACAAAACAAGTGGTTTTACATTGTTTTTTTTAATAACGACAATGGGTTCATATTTACCACAATTCTCTGTTGATTGTTTGTATGCTTCCCATACATTTACTTTTTCTTGATTCTTGCATTCTATTGAATATGGAAATTTTTCTCTGGCAGCTCTGGCCATGATTAAATCTTCACCACCTGCACCCATACTTCTAGATTCAATATCTTCTTCATGAATTTTTAATTCTTCAATTAATACATCACGAAACCATTGTTGTAGTTTTCTACCTTTTGCNTTNGCTGAACTTGTNTTCATTCTTCATAATCCTCAACATCATCTTGATATTCGTCATCAAGTTTTTCACCACAAAAAGGACAATAAACTATTGGATAATGTTCATTGTCCATACTGTGTTGTACTTTACATTCGCCCTCACATGATTCGCAGAATATAATTCTTTTCATTACTGAATCTCACAGTTACCCGCAACACAAGCCAACTCCTGTGAACCCACTGTTTGGTCTGAACTTTCATAGTCTGATAATTTTGACCAATCAACCTCAGCAGGCATTATTTTTTTTAATTCTTCATATTCATCAACATTACAATCTTGATATGGTGCTTGTTTATAAGTATGTTCACTATATGGTAAAAATGAAACACCACTCATTAAATCAAAGTTTTCATATACCCATGAACCAACTTTTAACCACTCTTCTTCTTTAACAGATATAGTAACTGATGGTTTATGTTCACACCAATGTTCTTGATATGTTTTCCATAATTCTAATTGTTGTACAGCATCCATATCTTGTCTAAACACAGCATTTTCATCACACTTAATCGGAAATGAAAATACAGTAGTATCATTAGGTTTCATAACATCATCTTCAGCAGGAAATCCCATATCAATCATCATTTTAGTTAATGGGTCTTTTTTATCACCTCTTACTGTTCTAACATAATAAGGATTATGTCTTGCATGAATACCACTTGCACTATCAACTAATTGTGATACAGTACCAGAGGGTTTCACACAGGTAATAGCAGCAGATTGATTTACACCTAATTTTTCTGCCCATTCTTTATTTGTTGCAACAGCAACATTTTTCATATTATTTAAAAGTGAAGGAAGGAACTTTTCATTCGGAGCCTCACCAAAAACAGGTTTATTTGCTGTCAATTTATTATCCATAATACCAGTTAGTGATACGCCAAGTAATCTTTCTTCAGTACAATTCTTCTGCCATTCTTTAGTTACATATTTAAAATTAACTAAAGTAGATTGAATTGTTCCAAGTATAGTTGCCAATTTAACTTTTTCCATTAAAGTATTTTCATTATCTTCTGGTCTGACAACAACCTCCGAAAGATTACAAAATTCTCTACTACGCAATATTATTTCCGAGCAGGGGTTGGTACCAAAATCATAATCTGCATTTCTTCTACCATTTTTTTCAGCTATTCTTTTTGCAGACTCTCTATTGAAAATACCTCTTTCACCAGATTTACTTTCATAAAGAGATTTCCATTCGTCCATGAATATTCCTATATCGGGTTTTTCTGTATATGCTGCACTATTATTTGCAAGTGCTCTTTGACCATTATCATTCCACCATTGACCACTTTTTGCAATTCTCATTCTATCATCAGATAAATTTGAAAGACTAATTAATGCACTTCTTCTTACGCCACCGACTACAACTATTTCTGCTGTTTTACATACAATGTCATGACACTCTAAAGAACTTAATTTTCTACCAGCAGCACTTGTAAAAATATCTTTTGTAAATTCAAATAATCTTTCTAATGGTTCTGGTCCAGATGCTCTACCACCAAATGTTTTTAATGGTGCACCTGCAGGTCTAACTTTACTTAAATCCCATCTAGGTATTTGTCCATGATATAGCATTGCAACTAATTCTTTAAATGCTTTGGCCCAACCCATTTTACTATCTTGTACCAAAATTGTTGTATCACTCATGTGGAACTCATCAGCAATTGTTGGTAGATGTGAAACAAATTGTCTTTCTACTGAAAACCCTACACCAGTACCATTCATTAAAACATAAAGTATTTCATCAAAGGCTTGTGGTTTATCTACTGCAATATAACTACAATTATAACCTGCAATATTTTCTCTTCTTAGTGCCTCTCCAGCAGTCATTAAACAACGCATTGATGGCATAATCTTTAATTCTAGAACTGCAAGTTCTAATTTATCTCTCATCTCTTGTGGTAAAGTAAATTTACAAGTTTCTTTTAAATGCTCATCAAAAAAATCAAAGTATCTTTCTACTGTTTCTCCCCAAGTTTCTCGTCTTTCTTCTTTTGGTAACCATCTAGAGTATCTAGATAGATGTATAAATTCTTGATATTTCGTGGGTAAATGATTACTTAGCATTTATTCTTCTCCAATTTTTAAATCGCACTTTTGCCTCTAGGCCTCTAAAAGTGTTTTCGTTAATAATTCTTTTAATATTTTTAACACCAGATAAAACCATATCATTAATGTCTTTGTCTATTAAGTTTTCAGGCCATAGACAAACAGAATAATCTTCATTAATGAAGGTTTCAATTCTTTTTACTATTTCTAAATTTCTTGGTTGGTTATCTGGTACTAATACAATATTTTCTTTTCTTTCCTCTATTCTCAAATCTGAATTAGCAGTAGCAATACAGTTATCTATGAATAGACTATCAATCGGGCCTTCAACAACATAAACTGTTTTATTCCAATTAACACTATCTAACCCATAAATCTTTTTACTATCATTTAGACAGATTGTAAAATACTTTGGTTCTTCTTTACCAAAAGCCCTTCCTTGAAATGCATACATCTTTTTTCTTTCATCAAAAAAAGGTATCACCAATCTAGGGTGGTCTTTTGATATTGATGAAAATTTATTTGGTATGATTTCATTAACCCAACTAAAAAACTTTGGTGCAAAATACAACTTATAATGAAAACGACTAGGAATCTTTCTCTTGTCTATTATCTTCTTAGCAGGGTGATAACTTTCAAGTTGTGATATTGTTTTAAGTTTTTTAAGTGAAGAATCTCCTTTGTGAAAAACAGGTTTCTTAAAGACAGGAAGTTTGTCTTCGCCTTTTATATATACATTCTTATTTTTGTAGACTTCAAAAGTATATTCATCATATAAATTTTTATCTAATGTTTTCAATAAGTTAGAAAAATCAGTGCTTTTTTCACAGTTGTGACATTTATAAACAAAAAAAGTTTTATTTAAAAGTAAATACCCTCTGGCTTTTGTATGTGAAGTCTTTGAATCACCACAATAGGGGCATCTAAAGTTATATAAATTGTCTGATTTTTTCTTAAATTGATTTAATTTTGACGAAACTAAACCAATATACTTTACATCAATAAAAGTAGTCATAGGCTAAGTATATACCTTATACCTGTATTTGTCAATGGTAATTAAATTGGGAAAGAAATTAATTTGTGTAAAATAAAACCTGCGACAATAGAGCCACCCATAATAATCCAACGCCATTTTTCTAAGATGCCTATCCTGTTTGAAATTTGGTCTTTCAACTCATCAAATCTTTTTTCTTCTTCTTTTTCATGAGTACTAATAATATTTCTTAATTCTTTGTAAGAGTTATTAATCCTAGAATGTAAATCTAGAATTTGTCCTTTTATTTCTTTTTCATTTGCTACTATATCTTCTTCTTGTCTAGTAATTTTTTCTTCATGAACTGCAAGAATACGATTAACACAACTTGATACATCAGTTAGTTTTTCAATAGCTGTATCTAATCTTATGTGAATATTTTTCATATCTTGAACCTCTTTTTTAAGTAATTCAAGTTCCAAGTCTTTTTTCTCTGACATACATCTCTCCCTTTATATTATTTATATAAGGTCAATAATATGACAGACACTATTATTTGACTGTCTAAATTTTGACTACCACTCTGGTTTTACTAAAGTCCAGACACCATATATAATGGCAGCAATTGCAGCCCATTTAACTAAACTACCAAAAAATAATACTAAAAAACCAACAACAATAAGCATGGCACCGTCCCAAGATGTTCTTTCTTCCCATCTGTCAGTAACCCAATCTTTTATTTTATCAAACATTTTAATCTCCTATTTTTGCATTTCTTTTTCTATGACCATTCCATGCAAACCAGCCACCAAGTCTTAATGCCCAATATGCAAGATAGTTTAGAAAATAAAATCCATTTACTTCTATATTAATATCACGAAATATTTTATCTGCTTTCTTTTGGTCTAATGGTGAAACCAGGTTTAATGAATCATCTTTTTTNAAAGCAGGTTTCAAAGCTGCATACTTATATGCATAATCATGAACTAAACCACCTAGTAATAAAACNCCAACTGGTGATAAAAATGTTGCTAAAAACTTAGGAACACTTGCACCATCAAATGTAAANCCTTTTGGTATTACATATTTAACATCATTAATTTCATAATTAAAATCTTTTGATATCTCCCAATGTCTTTTACCTAATAACCACATAAAGATGGCTGACCAAAACCCTTTATTTTTAGTTGGTATTCGTATTGGTTTCATGTGAGGATATTCTTTATATTTAAAATTTACTCGTACTTTATTAACTTGTTTCTTGTCTAAAAAATTTATCATCATACCAATGATTATTAATATAATTACAACTGTCCACTGCCAAAATTGTTCTGCAAGTGATAATATCATTTCCATTATTTCTTTTCCTCTGGTTCATAGTATTCTTTATAAGATTTAATTATTTCTGATTTCTTTTTTAGATTATGTCTTATTTGTGCAAAGTTTTTTGCAATGAGTTGATAATCATTATCTGAAAGACCAAACAGAACTGGGTCTATACCTTGTTCTTCTAATTTCTTAAATACTTCTTCAGCATTAGCGGAAGTAATTACAATCCATTTAATGGGTTCTAATTTAGGTAAAATAGGTTCTTGTAAATTAAGAGGTTCTCTTTTAATCTCTGTTTTAAAGATTTCTAACTTCTTAATACTAGAACAGCTAGTAAGCAATATAATTAGGATTGGCAAGAGAAGGGCATTCCCTATTGATTTCACTTTTCTTTGTAGCATTTATTTCTTTCTCTGTTAATGGTGCACCAGATGATATTTCTACACATCTAAGTGCCATTGTACTTGCTTTGTTAATTATTCTTTCTATTGCTTTATCTTTAGCAATAGCAGTCTTACCAAAATCTCTACCACCTTTAGTAAATCTTTTGTCTAAATCATTTAATTCTTTTTGAAGGTTATTTGATAATGTTGTAAGTTTTTGATTCGTTTCTATAATAGTTTGAAAATCTTGTTTTTGTTGTTCTATCACTTCTTTTTGTGATTCTACACTTTGTTCTAATACTGCATTGTTTGCTTTGAGAACTGCATTATCTGCACGAAGTTTATAAACATATGCGACTGCTCCACCAATACCTATAATCATTACTAATGTAATCGCCATCTTTGCATAACCAAATATCATTTTTTCTTTTTACCTTTTGCTTTGTAACCACTTGCAAATGCTGCTTTTCTTTGGGCATCTGAAGCAAATCCTTCTCTTCTGATTTTTCCAAGTTTGTTTATATCAGATGCTTTATAATTGTGTTTTAGCATAAGTCTTGACATTGCCATCATACTAACGAAAGGTATATCTGCTTTATATAATTGAATCAAACCATCTTTATTTGAATCAATCTTATCAAATATTTTCATCAAAGGTGTTGGATTAATCTTTTTACCTTTTAAGGGTTCATATGTTTTTTTAAGTTTATTAATCATATCATTACTAAACTTAGCTGCATTTAAATTAGCAACAGGGTGTTGGTCCATATATGCATAACTATATGCACCGCCTAATTCTTCTATATCTCCAACCTTTGCACCAGGCGAGTTAAGAACATAATTAGAATTTGGGCCTTTGTCAACTGTTTTACCATTTTTCTTTACTAACTTCCTCATATTTGATGCACTACCACTTGCAACAACTTTACCTTTTAGTACATGATGATACATAGGTTTGATTTTTCTTTCATCAAGTTCTTTTACTAAATTCTTAAATGTTTTATTCATTGTATCTTGCCTCTGTACACACTACTATTTCAATAATTTTACCATCACCATCTTTAAATTGTTCGGTAATTCTACCAGAGTGTGCTCTGCCACAATTTTGACAGACTTTGTGATATGAATTACCGAACATTATCATTATTTCTTTACTTTTTTATAGCCCCAACGATTTTCTGATAAATCCCAAAGACCTTTCATTTGTCTAGGAATTTCTATCATATAATCTGAATTGAACCTAATTAACTTTTTAGTTAATAACATATCAATCTCCTTTGTTAATGGTTATCAATATGTACTTTTAACTCATGTACTATGAGTCACTTTATATCCATGTGAATGGACCTTAACTTATTTACTTTATCTGTTTCATTGCAAACGATTGTAATTTCATAAAGTCTGCAATTTTACCATTCATTAGTTTTTCCAGTTTCTTTTTATTGTCTGGTCTAACTGCATTATATACATTCATGATTGCAGATGCAGTAAATAAATCAACTTTTGCTTGTTTATCTTTAAACTTCATTTTCATATTTTGTTTGTTTTTAACAATATTTTGTAAAACTTTCAAATTGTTTTCAACAAGCTCATATTCTCTAGCAAATTCGTTAGATTGTTTTAATACANTTTTTGTAAAGTTCATTTCTTTTACCTCTGTTTTNGGTGCATAGTTAATACCTTTGTATGCCATTGTGCCATATATACCATCAATTCCACTTTGAACACTTTTTCTACTTGCTCTTCCAACATTAACACTATACATACCTTGTTTTGCTTTATCCATATTAATTTGAACTACTTGAACACCATAATCAATTAAAGTTCTTGCCATTAATAAAGCACCTAAATTTCTATCGTACTGTATTAGTGTGTCTAAAACAACACCTCTAGGGTCAAGTTTTAAAAACATTTCATGGTCAAAGTCATAACTGTCGTCAAATCTACCTGCCATCATGTCTAGTCTATCACCCATTCTATCTTCGGAAATATATTTTTGTACAAAGTCAGAAAACTTTTTCATACCATTTATATTTGCAGGTGGTCTTCTTTTCATAAATTTAGTTAAATCAAATCCTGCTTTGTTTATTTCTCTTGGATTACTAGAGAAAAGCCCAGTAGCCATAAGACCTTCATCTATTTCAAATGACTCATCAGTTCTACCAAACCCAGGTTTTGGGTCACCTTTTACAACAGAGTCTAAATGTTGTTTCATNTAATCATCAATATCATCTGCAAGTCCGACTTCNCCTGCTTTACTCATTATCTTATTATATAAATCTCTTGCAGTATCTTTTTGTTCATCAGTTGCTTCACCAGCTTCCATTACATCTTTTTCAAGTTTATAGAACTCATCTTGCATCTTTGTAAGTTCTTCTGCACCTTCTTTATCTGAATTTGCACTCATAACCTTTTGTGCAGAACCACACATATAAAAATGAGAAGTCGTGTAATCACCTACTGTAATTTCATGTTCTGGTTGTTCATTAAGTTCAATTTCTTCTTTGAACCCTTTCATTAATTCTTTAACAGTTTTAAGAGGTATTTTAAGTTCTTTTGAAATTTCTTGTGCAGAGGAACCATCAGCTA